GCGGTGGCAGGAGATTAATGGTGGAAGGGCGTTCTGTGATGACGGTATGGTGAAGTTCAAAATGCATGGCACACGTTCATCTGGGGATCTTAACACATCCTTAGGTAACTGTATCATCATGTGCGGACTAATCTACGCTTTCACCAAAGAACGTGGGTTGGAGGTCGAGCTTTGTAACAACGGTGATGACTGCGTCGTCATTCTAGAACAAGTCCAACTCAACGCTTTCATGTTAAACCTGCCCAAATGGTTTGTGCGACATGGGTATCGCATGACCGTTGAAGACCCTGTGTATGAGTTAGAAAGGATAGAGTTCTGTCAATCGCGCCTCGTGTGCGTGGACGGGACATACCGTATGGTACGCAATCTAACTAACTCTATCACCAAAGACCCGCTGTGTCTTGTGCCAGTGCAAACACCAAAAGTGTTGCGCATGTGGTATAAGGCCGTCGGCGATTGTGGATTGTCCATCACGTCTGGAGTGCCCATACTTCAGGAATATTACAAGATGTTCCAACGTGCTGGCAAAGCGTACTCCGAGGGGTTCTTGGCGCATGTCAACAAGAATTCTTCACATATGGAGAGAATGCGTGGAATGGGGGTGCCCAAAGCCAACGCGATATCAGCCGCCACCCGGTGCAGCTTTTATTACGCGTTTGGAATTTTACCGGAGTTGCAAATGTCAATCGAGAGCGCATACGCTAACACCACACTCGAGGAGGATATTGAAGATCTGTTGCATGAAGAATTATCGCTTGACAAGTACGACAACTGCCCGCCATCTGTCGTACAACACATGTTTTAGGTGCCGGCCTTGAAACATTTTGTGTAGTCAATCAAAATTTTTCGTAACAATTTCTGTGGTCCGTACTGGTCTGACGGTAAAGTCCAACAGTCAGTAGCGAACCCTAGCCTTCCTTCAGTCAGTGAATTTGACGAAACTTGCAGAGTACACGACATAGCCATAGCTAAGTCGAGTACCAACAAACAACTACGTGCAGCAGACGAAGCATTTTTCGACGCCAACATCGGCCGTGGAGCAGTGCGATCAACAGCAGCATACCTGGTAAAATACATAAATCCTATCATGACAAACAAACAGAAAACAACAAAATCGTTACGTGGAGCGCGCGGCACGCAAAGTGCGGCAAGCACAGGTGCACCGATGCGCAGGAATGATGCAGTCCGAGCTGCCCCCGTGGCCATCGCCACGAGGCGCACAGGAGCTGCTCCTGCCGTCCGTACCACCGCCACTGGAGTCACTGTGTCACACCGCTCATTCCTACTGCCCGTCAACAACTCATTGAACTACGAGGTCCGTGCGATCCCGTGCAACCCTGGCATGGCCGGATCATTCCCCTGGTTAGCCAAGCTTGCAAGACGGTACGAGCAGTATAGGTTTAAGCGACTCAAGTACGAGTTTCGTAGCGTAGCTGCGTCATCCACATCTGGTGTGGTTATGATGAGTTTCGACTACGACCCCGCGGATGCGGCACCCACCACTAAGTCCGAGCAGGCGCAAACCGTGCCCAACTCAGAAACCAATGTCTGGATGAACAATGACTTGATCATCCCCGTGGACTCTGAGTGGAAGTACGTGCGTGCGGGCTCGCTTGGTGCGAACCTGGACATCAAAACTTACGATATGGGCAACCTGTGGTTGTCCTCGTCGTATGGCAACAATGTCACAGGCGGTGAGCTGTATGTAGAGTACAGCGTAGAGTTTCGCCGCCCAACGGACGGACCTGAGGTTTGTGGCAGTTTCACGAGCACGAGCCCCGGCCTTTCCCAGCCTCTTGGCTCATCACCTTCAACCAACATCAGGGGTGCAGCTTTTCCTTTCGAGAGGAAGAACAGTACCACCTTTACTGTTGTTGCGGGCGGTGAGTACTCGATTGTGTATCGTGGTTCTGGCACCTCAGTGACTTTTTCAGCGTACAACCCCACAATTGTGTCTGGCGGCACCACATCCTTTTCCACCGTTGTCACATCCACGTCTGCGACAAACACATTTCTTTGTGTCATTCGCGTGCGTGTCGACACCGGTGACGAGATCGTGTTTCCGCTGATTTCCGCAACCTCTATCGTATCAACGAATTTTTGGGTGTCATCCATAGATTTCAATTCATATGTTTAGTCATGATCAGCGGTCTCTGCCACCGCTTAATAAATAGGGAGAAACCTGGACGACGAAATACACTAAACTCTCTGTGTATCCAGCAAAGTCAGAGGCGGCGCGAAAAGTAATGCAACACGTGCATCGCCGTCTAGAAAGCTCGGGCAGGACAACTAATGCATAAAATTCGCCGTGCATCCTGAAGAAAGTGGCGTGCTGCCTAGCCTTATGCTAATGTGTTTCCACAGCCATTCGATGCCCTCGGGATTGTGGATAAATGCCAACAGCGGATTGTTCACCGTTGTTGGGTGACTCTACCACATGTTGTGAACAGTGGGGGTGGAACACATCAAGCGCTCTGGCCGGATCTATCCGAAGATTCGTTAACTTGTCAGCGTCAGCACACCGGCATCCGGTGAGGAAGATCGCAACCAAATCTCTTAGGAGTGGGGGGTTGTGGACACCAACTACCTTTCTATACTTCGGTTTAGCAGGCTAGTCCTTCAGGAATCCAGCCTGAAGGAGTTTTGAAGGGCGAAATTTAAATTTCAGGATAAGTATGTAGACGCCCAAGTG